AATGAATCACAATTGGAATAATAATTATAACATGAGCTGTCATCAATTTCCAATCTTTCTCCCATCATTTCTTCAGTGATCTCCACATCTTTGAGGGTATACATTTGTTCAGCAAATTATTTAGCACTGTGTTTATGCCATCTTTTATCGGTATGAGAAGTAGCTTTCCATAAAAGAGTGTCATCAGAGTTGACTTTTTTGGCCATTCTTCTATTATGTTCAGTAAAACTGATAGCATTTCCAGTTTATGACAAATAGAATATAATTGCAGCGAAGGCTGACTTTTTCTAAATCTTCTAAATCTTTCATAACCCCATCCATTTATCAGCGTGTGCGCATAGTTGGCAAAACGTACATACCAATCCAAAAGCAGCTACGTATATAATTGTATCAAATATAAAGTTTTCTATCTTACGTTTCATAATGTTTGTTTTTATTGATTTAATGATATTAGTCTGGTTGCTTCTTTAAAAGAACACCCACTATAATCGTCAATATCCCCATTTAAAGATACAAATATTTCAATGTCAAAATCAAATGTAAAATCTGTTCCTATTGCTTCGTTTCTAAACCACCTTGTACTTTTTTGTAATGCTTTCATAATCTTTGTTTTTAATTATGATGCTAATATATAAACAATATTTTAATTAACCAAATGTTTATAAAACTAATGTATATAGTACTTGCCAAAGTTAGGCTTACTTAATATAGAGTAGCAAGAATATCGGGCAGCATCAAGCGTGTGATTAAAATCATCGTGTGGAATATTTGTTATCCTACCTGCTCTATCTTCTTTCCACTTATAGCTTCTAAACTCTTTTATCATATTCTCGCTATCCTTTGTTACGTGGAGTTTATATCTTTTAAGTAGGTCTATCCCTGCTAGTACAGAATTAGCACCCTTATAAGACTTCATTACTTTGTGTCCGTATCTTCTAAGCTGTTCTATTATTTCAGGTCTTGCGCTATCTGCATAAGTCATACTTAATACCTCCACTCCTTTTAGATATTGGTGTATGTCCTCTGTTGTCATCTTTGACCTGTATAGCATTTCTTTAAAGTATAGGTTGTGGTCTTTCTTGTATGTTGCAACAAGTGTAGTAGGGTCGTTAAATCCAAAGTCCATCCCATAAGCCACAAGCTGTGCATCATCAGGTATGCTATCAATCTCTGTGTATTTGAATATAGTTGCTTTAGATATTGCTCTTTGTCCAAGTCCATATATGCGCCAATAGTTCTCATCTGTATCTTTTAGTAGTTCTATCTCGCTCCTTATGCTATCGTCTATAAATGGATTGTCTAGGTAGGTAGTGTTGTATATTTCTACGTCATCTCTTGGCTCTAGTCTTTCCCATATCCAATGATACTCATCAGAAGGGTTAAGGTCTCCTATAATCTTTCCTGTTGTTCTAAATGCTAACTGTTGGAATGCTTCTCTATCAAGTTCATTCATCTCATTACAGAACAGCAAATCTCTTTTACGCCCTCTTACTTTCTGACTTTGGTCTAGGCTAATAAACTCTATAAGGTTGCTGTCTAGCTTATACTCGTGGTTTGACTTGTTGTGCTTCTCATCATCATACAAGTCCATATTTTTGAGTATCTCTATAAAGTCTCGCATTACAGTACCCCTCAATGCAGGGAACGTCTTACGGCATATAGTTATAATCTTGTTTTCGTTGTGTTGACAATAGTGTAGAATAATCCACAGGAGGACATTGTATGTCTTACCGCTTCTTGTTCCACCAACTTCTAATGTTATCTTCTTATTAGAGTTGGTTAGATGGTTGTATACTTTATTTACTTGTATTGTGGTCAATCACTTCTACCTTAAAACTCTTTTGTTTTGTATCGTGCTTTATCTCACGCTTTGTACCATTCAATCTGTGTGCTTCATCATCATCACTAATCAGCTTCATCAGTCCTATTTGTAATGTTGCGTTATCACTTTCGTACCACTTCTTACGCATCTTAACTTTCATATCAGAACGGTTTTTTTGCAGTAGGCTTTTTATATCGTCTACTTCGTCTAATTTATGTGTGTAAAAAGTTTGCTTGGAGTAGGGTACATATGCCATAATATCCCCTATGAATAATAGGTTATTTTCTTTGATAGCATCAATAGCCTGTTGTTTTATTTCTTCAGTATTATACATATAAGTATAACGTAATTAGTTTACTTTTTTAAAACACTAAATTATATATGCTATTCCATATAGCTATTGTCATAATTCCCATTACTATCCAAGCTAATATTTTTGTGTGGTTTATTTTCATAAGTTTACTATTGTTTTAATCAACCCACCTATTACTCCTATTGTTAGAAAGGTAGCCCATATAATTGCTATTATGTATATAGCTTTTTTCACAGTATTACTGTTTCAGAAGCATTGTATATAGTTGCTTGTTGGTTTCTAGGTCTTATATTGTTTCTACGTGTTTCTTTTAACTCGTTTCTCAATTCGTCTATCTGACCTTTTAGTTCAACTATCTTTTCTTCTAATACTCTGTTTTCGTATAGCATTGTTTCAACAGTAGCAACAGTACCCTTTTTAGTGTACAAGTTGTATACTCTATCGTATGCTTCTTTAAATGCAGGGTTGTGGTTATAATCCCAATCAAAGTTATTTAGGGAATGTATTACGGTTGCGTGTGTCTGCCCTAGTGTATCCCCAATAGACTTGTAACTCATTTTAGTAGTTAGGGTAAGTATCTTGTAGTATATCTTTCTAGCAAATACTATTTCTCTGTGTCTAGTGTTTATTGTTATGTCTTTTCCTGTTTGCTTCTCAATCAAAGTTTTTAGGTGTTGTATGTTCTCCCTGTTTCTTTGTGTAGTATTTAGTAAGAAGTTTTTTGTATTTCATCAGTATAATAGTTTATTAGTTTCTCGTTTGTGTTTTCGTATGCTCTTT